CCCATCGCATTAAGGGAGACCGCTACCGCCCCCGCTACTTTCGGGTTGCTCGCGGCTGCTTCCAGCACGTTGCTTACGGTTTCGTCTTTCATTGATGCGCCTTTTCAGGATTAGGCTACGCGCCCAAGTGATGAGAACGGCGAACCAGATTACCGCCCACAGAATCAACATGGTCGCTGTCCAAAATAAATAGTCTTGCATACTGCACATATGCCAATCCCCATGAAATCGTGTTGTAAATCACAGGCGGGGAATAGGCCATGTAGAGCAAGAACCCTACGAAGTTGACGACAATAAAGGCCAGGCAGAGTAACTGCATGTCGTCGCATAGTTTGCCAGCAATAAGGGCTGGCAGCGTGTAAATTAAAATCAGGTCCATCGTTGCGGCGCTCCCGTGGTATATCAGCATCCCGACCTCTGAATTTGGAAGGTCGTATGCTGCTGCTGAGTGTGTTTCCGCGAGCGTAAAAAGAAGCGCGGCGACGGAAGCACGAGAGCGCCACGTATTCATTTCACCGGCTTTTTGACAGGGATGGAAGTAGGCTTTGGCTTCTCGGTTGGTCGTTGTTTGCCGCCGCCTTGGCCTACGCGAAGCTTGCTCATGATATTTCCTTTCAGGTTGGTAAAGCGAAATTCTAACAGGTATCAAACGCGAGATTTCAAAACTTGCTACGCGATAATCTTGGTGCCAATGATGCCCCAGGAAGCATAGTTTTGCGCTCCTGCGACAAAATTGACTTGCAGGTTTCCCGAAACTATCGTCGCCGTTGTGAATGGAGTGGCTGTAAAAACCGGGTCATCAACTTGCGTACCAAGAATCAACGTTCCGGCGCGTTTCATAAACCGGACCCGGCGTGTTGCCCTGCCAATGCCCGGCTGATATCCGTTGATCAATACCTCGCCGCTAAAGTCATCCGGGATATCAATGAGACCAGGACCAGTGACATTAGTTAAACGCTGCGAAGGCTTGCCCAAACGGATGATAGGAGACTCAAAAAACTCTGCATAACCATCCGGGCCAACTTGGAAAGGAAGTACCTCAAACCCGCCGATACTGACGTTCGTTTGAACTGTGGTAACCAGCGCGGTGACAAAGAAAGCTTCATCCGCATCGGCAACAATGATTGTGTTGGAGCGGCCCGTAATGAACGATGCCGTTGAGCCCATGATGTTGATGATTGCCGTGTCGTTGGCAACCGGGACAAAAGTGTTTCCCTTGATGACGATGTACGACGAACTGCCGCCATCGCCGCAATTGATCCCGGCCGTGCTGAACTGGTCGAACGTGTTTCCCAAGATGCTGACGCCGCGAGTATCCCCGGTGATGCGCATAGCGATTGGGCATGACAGCGTGGTGTTGTTCGACACGACCAAGCCGCGAGGTTCGCCATTGATCCGGTTGACGATGATCCCGTAATCCGCAAGCGTGATCGTGTTGGAATCGACAGTACCAAGCCGGACAGTTTCCAGGAAAATGCCGGTCAGGCAGCTATTGACGACATTGCCAGTGATGGTGAAATTGTAGCTGAACGTCGTGGTCGTTCCATCATTGCCGTACACGTCAATCGCGTTGTTCACGCAGTCGGTAACGTTGTTGTCGGCGATGACCAGCCCGGTAAAACTGGTGCACTGGATGCCGATGTTTTTGCAGTTATCGACGTTGCAATCCAGCACCCAAAGCTTCTCGGCAAGTTGCGCAGTCTGCCCGAACTCATTTGCGCGCCGACCACGCAGCATGATGCCGATACCGTTGGCATTGATGCTGTTGATGTCTTCCACAACAACATTTTTGCGGCACTCAAGCTGGATATTGGAGCACTGGGCCGCCACGTCTGCACCGTTGCCACTGGGGTTCTGGTTGGCCACGTTGCCATCTACCGTACCGCCGCCAGAAATGCGGGCGTTCTGTAACATGTTCTCGTCCTTGCTGGAAAACATGCGGTAGTACGCGCCAAGGCCATATTGAAAGTCCATCAATTTGATGGTAGTGCCATGCTCAATCACTACGGAAACATTGTCCTTCATCACAAAGGTGCAAATCCCGTCGATGGAACCGTTTTCCTTGAAATAGGTTGTCACGTCAACGTAGTAGATGCCTCCACCACCAATATTCACAACGCCACCGCCGCGCAAACTCATAGCGTCGATTGCCTCTTGAATTGCAATTCGATTAGCCGCGCCACGCTCAGGCGATTGAACACCGTCATTGATAGCGCCAAAATCGGCTGCGCTAACATTCTCCCTCAACTTATCAAGTGCAGTTCTTGCTTCCGCGCCAATGTAGTCTTGCGCGAATCCAACCAAGCTAGCACCATCAGGCTCAGCCAGAACGGCAGCAGATACGAAATCAGCTGCGCCAGCCTTGTCTTTGTAATAGACGAGGACATTAGACGCATTCAGGACGGTAATCGAGTAATCAACATCGGTAAATGCTTGGCTTGGCGTGCCAAGGCGAACGATGTACCCGGCATTCGTGGCAAGCGGCTGCACAGCCGGAATCGTCATTTCCTCGTCCCAAAAAACTGGGATTTGGTTTGCAAGAACAGTTGGATCCGTGCCGATTTGCCCGATATAAACCTTGCCATTAGTCAGCGGCTTGCCATCAAGGCCGGTGAAGTTCTGAAATGGCGGTTGAATTTGGATCGTCATTTTTGTTCCTTGTTATGGTGCTGGGCGGTTAGTGCGCGAAGGCGGGTTCAAAGCGCGGTTAATGCGTGCGCGCAGCTTGCGGTCTTTAATCTGCTGGTTAGCAAGACGCAGGGCCGACAGGACCGGAACAGGAAGACCCGTAACTGATCCTGTGATTCCAGCCTCGGTCAGAGCGGCCAGAACTACGCTTGCCGTGTTGGACGTGTTGACGACTCCTGGCGGTGCAGTGAACAAGACTTTTGCAAGGTCGTTCATGTCGCGCATGGTTTGCGCATGCTGCTTTCCAAGTACAAAATCTAAGCGATTTCCTTGGTCCAAACGCTTTATCGCTCTGTCAAGACCGGCAGCGGAAACTATCCGATTTCCTGCTTGATCGGTAGCAGAATTCTTTGTTGCCTCATCTTTCAACCAATTAACAGTTGCGCCTTGCAGATCTTTCCAAGCTTGCTGACCTTGCTCATTCTTTGTCTTTGTAAGCGCGCTACGCAAATAGCTTAAGTCTTCACGCGATCCATTTAGGATCGATTCCTTGAAAACATCTTCAAGCGCAACTTGCCTATCTGAACTTCCGCGCTTTTTATTTACTAATTGTGAAACGATGGCTCGTTTTTCGTACTTTTCGCCGAAATTCTCGCGCAGCCGCCTTGCCGACCTATAAAGCGCACCAGCTGCACTCTCCGTTCCCGCGTCGATTTCACCCTTCAAAATGGCTGCTTGCCGAATATTTGGGGCGTCATAATTTGTGGCCTGTCCCAATGCTTGGCGATAACGCTCTGCATTTTTAAGTGTTGTTTCCAATGGGATCAAATTGCCAGTGCCATCATCAGCGGCTATGCCGAGTTGTATTGCACGCGACCGCGCCACGTTAAGAAGGGGCGCGGTCGCCGCATCTGGCGCACTTTCATTAAGGTGCGAAACTACGCCGGGCAAAGTTACAGGAGCCTCAAGCTCACCGGCCTTTTCCGCATTTTTATATGCAACTTTGATTGCTGCTTTGTCACGCTTTACCTCGGCCATCAACGCATCCTCAACATTGCGGCCTACTTGCACCATATCGATGGCTTGCGCTTCGGTCTGGTCAACAAAAGCATCAAAGTTCTTTTGGAACTGTTCGTTCTGTTCGGCGGCGCGCTGGCGAAGTGCCGCGCCCTTGTCGCCTTTGGCAGTCTCCACCTCAAAGCGAAGTTGCTGCGGATCGCGGGTAGCTTGGCCCTCGGTCAACTTGATTGGTACAGGCAAGCCTTCTGCGGTCACTTGACGCGCTTCTGTGCGGCTTGCTCCCTGCGCACCAGCACTACCGCCAGCGGCGTCTGTAGGGCGGTCAGGATTGCGGCGAAGCGTGCGCTCAACGCGGTCAGCAATAGCAGGAGCGGCGGCGCGGATGCGCTGGACACCAGCGGTAGCGGCGTCAACAGCAGGCGCGGCAGCAGCGCGGGCTACTGGTACGGCAGCACGGCCAGCGTTGCCAGCAGCACGGCCCAAGGCCGACATTTCAGCGGTCAGCGGCATGGCTGGCAGCGTTTGCGCTAACACATCGCCAACTGCACCGGCGTATTCCTGCCCAGCCTCAGTGCGCGGCATGTAGGTCAACGATTCGGATCCTACTTGCGCACCCTTTTCAAAGCCGCCAGCAATGCCATATTTTCCGCCTGTCAGGTTGTTGATAATGCCGCCTGCCATACCGCCCAACATACCGAGAGCACCACCAGTCGCGCCAGTGCCAAGCGTCAATGCAGTCTCGCCAGCGCCGGCAAGCTTTTCACCCAACGTGCGTTCGGACTCGCGTGCTTGGCGTGCTGCCAATGCCTCGGCCTGCTGCGCTTGCGCTTGTTCCGGCGTGCGGTAGTCAGATGGTACGCCACCGCCAACAGGCACAGGTGCGGCAGCGGCCTTTGGAGCGGCAACAGGCGCAGATTGCAGATGGTTGATAATCTCGTTGTCCGAGTATCCAGACTTGCGCGCTGCCGCCACATCAAAGTTGCGATCCTTTGCCAAGAAGTCGGCAATCTCGTTTTCGCTGTAGCCTGCTGCGCGTGCGCCTTTCACGTCAAAGGCCATAATCAGCCCCCGAAGCTAGAGAGTGGCGGGCGCTTTTCGGCGGCTGCTGGCGTGTCAGGATTCCCCAGCGGGATTCCATAGCGCTTCTCAAGCGTTTTGCGGCCCTTGTTGAGTAGGCGCGTGGCCTCATTGAGCGTTTCCTTGAACTGCTTTTCGGACTGCGCACGGGACAGGTTTTGGAAGGCTGCTTGCAACTTCTCGCCCTCAGCATTCGACAGTGCGCCCATACCCTTAATGTTAGGGATTTGGGATAGGAAAGCTTGTGAACCAAGCGTGTCGATAAGCTTAATCGCATCTGCGCGTTGATCGCCATCCCCAAAAGGATTGACTGTACCAAGCAGTGTATTAGGGTAGTAATCTTTACCCTCAAGAGAACCAAGAACAGAATTGAGCGAAGGATTTTTCTCGATGCGCTTGATGGTATTCAGCATGTTGTCGATGTTGCCCGCGCCGGATTCGACATCAGCCACCTTTCCACGGATCTTATCGTCACGCTCACGCTGCGCATCGTCCAGCTTGGCGCGCAGTTCTTGGCGTTTCAAATCGTTGCCCTCGCGGTTATAGGCGGCATTCATCGCAGCGATACGGTTGGCCTCTTTTTGCGAAACGATATCGGATTGCAATTTCTTGATGTCCCAGCCGGCTTTCTCAAGCTCCATCGTGGCTTGACTGTCGGCGTACTTGGCTTTAACACCAGCCGTAACAGCTTCTGCTTCGGCCTTGCCTGCGCCTGCAATTGCTTCGCGCAGCTTGGCAGGTTGCATTTGCTGCGCCCGTTCATCCGTGCGAATTTCGCCAATTGCTTTTACGGCGGTCGGGTTATAAAGCGCGTGCATCAACGTTGCCTGTTGCTGCACCTGTTTAACTTTTTCAGGATCGCCACTGTTCAGCGAATCAAGCGCCGCTTTCCATTCACCAGCATCGCCACCGATCTTGTTCAGGTAATTGACGCGGGTTTCCAGAGCACGTTTAGCTATATCGACATTACCCGATTGCAGACCGTTGTACACGGTTGCAGACGTGGTTTTCTTGTTGTTCTCGTCGGCGTCATTAAGGAAGCTAGAGGCCTGTTTAATCTGGTCTCCGAATTCTGGATATTTCCCGAACAGTTGAACAAGCGCGGCTGGATCGCCCGCCTGTAATGCCGGGGCCACCTCCGAACGAAACTCTGCCATTCGCTGCGCGGCAAGTTGTGCTTTTTCCATTTCAGCCCGTTGCTGTTGCAACTGCTGGAATCCCTGACCGATCTGCAAGCCTTGACCTACACTTTGTAAAATGCTTTGTTGCGGCTGCGCGGCAAGATAGTTTATCGGATCCATAATCGCCCTAGAAAAGTTTCTTGATGCCGGTCACGCCGCCAGCACCTGCAAACAGGCCACCGAGTCCAGCAAGTGTGCCAAAGCTGTTAAGGCCAGTGTTACCCGCTGCAATTTGGCCTCCTGCCGTAGCGGCCCCTTGTTGCTGTAGTAGGCTTGAGATTGAGTTCGCAGACTGCATGCCAGCATTACCAACCCCAGCCGCCGACGACTGGCCGAGCGATGCAATGTTGCCGTAATTGCCTAGCGATTGCTGAATCAAACTTTGCAACAACTGAGGCGAGAACTGCGCCAGTGCATCCTGCGTATTGCCGCCACGGAGTCCGCCAGTAGCAGATGCATTTTGCAGAATGGCATTCTGTCCTTGCTGATTCAGGGCTTGGAACTGTGCTCCGTTTTGGATGCCCTCAATTGCCGCCTGCTGTGCTGCCTGCCCACCAAGCCCTGAAAGGTTTTGATAAGCTCCAAGTGCGCCTGTGCCGGCCTGGGTGTACGGCGACAACGCTTGCTGCAATGCCGCGAACATTTCCTTTTGCGCGTCAATACCTGCTTGCGCGCTTGCGGCCTGCGTTTGCGATGCCTGGACCTGACCCTCTGCGGCCTTGTTGGTGCCTGTAATGTCACCTACAAATTTTGAAATAAATCCCATTTGAGTAGCCCTAAAAATGTTACGTCATGCAGCACACCGTCAATTGACGCGCCGCTGCGCCGGATGCCCTCAATCTCAAAACCCAGGCGCTTACAGAAATTCACGGTAGAGCGATTGACCACCGGAACTGTGATACGAATTGGCCCATGCGCCCAAACCCAATCTATCGCCATTTGCGCCAGTTTTCGGCTGTGTATCGTGGTCGATTTGGTCAAGCAAGCGTGCATTTCCCAGTCAATATCGGAACATGCCGCAGCGATGAAAAACCCTACTGGCTCACCATCAACTCGGCACAGTAAATAATGTATGTCTGGATGCGCCCTAAATCCTATTTCCACGCCATCACGTTTGATTCCATTATAAATGAATTCGTCATGGCAAAAGCTATTGATAAGCCCAGCATCATAGGTTTCTTCAATTGATAAGTCCATGGTCCCTTAGTGCCTTTTCTACTGCCACGAGTCGCTGCCGTGTCTCTGTCAGCGCCGCCGCAACTGCTGCGGCTTCGGCTTGTAAATATACGGCACCAGCTGCATACGTGGTATTGCCGTTGAATGCCCCGTAATAGGGCGTGCCAGTTGCGGCAGTCCAGCCAGTAATGCGCGGGCCGACAACCTGCAAGCCTCCAACGAGGTAGGATGCGGCTTGAAGCGTACTTGCGACTGATTGTGGTGGCACTGCTGTCTTGCTGATGTAGTCGGCATTGATGGTATTAGCCAGTGTCTGTGCAGCGTTGGCAGTTGTTTGGGCAGCATTTGCAGCCGATTGCGCCGTTGCAGCATTTGCTAATGCTGTGTTTGCGGTTGTCTGTGCGGCCCCGGCACTCGCCAAGGCTCCGTTGGCAGTAACTTGGGCTGCTGCTGCTGCCGCTGCCGCTGCCGCCGCGTCGTCTGCTGCTTGCTCCGCTGCCGCTTGGGCTGCCGCTGCTGCAATTGACGCTGCATTAGCCTCGTCAACCGCCCCTGCCGCATCCTGCTGCGTACCCTCAAGAAACTTGATTGTCTCGTGGTCATCGCCGGTCAGTTTTGCCAGCTTGTCACGGCCAATTTTACGGCTGCGTGCTGGGTTCATTTCGGCCTCACAAATAGCGGATCAAATGCAGCCTCAAGCGCTGCAACGCTGATATGCGCGTCCGACGTGCCACGGAATTTCTGGATACGCATGTGCCTGATACGCCCATTGGTGCGCCAGCATAGGCGCTTTTCGTGCTGCCCAGCCGTTCCCGCCTTGATCGGGCGCTCTTGGCTCCACTTCTCGCCATCATTGCTGTAGCTGGTCCAGATTGTCGGGTCCGCGCCGAACTTGACGCGCCCTGGTAGCCCGACAAGCTCAAGCTCAAGTACGATCGCATCATTGCCCGCGTTGTAAATGATCTGCGTGCCGAATTCCCACGAGACTTTTTGACCGTAATGGCTTGAATCGGCCTGCGAAAACGTGCACAGGCGCGGTGCGACAGGATCGCCAGCAATCCACTTGTCATAGCAGTAGAAGATGCCGCGTGCGCGGTACTGTGAGCGCCCTTCGATAGCACCGCTCAGAATGTGCCACACTGGATCACCGAGCGCTGCCGACGCCGCAGCATCAAAGACTAGGCACTGGTCGGGCAGGTGAATGCGCAAGAACTGATGCGACTGTGTACGCTGCACGTCGAGAACCACCGTTGACAATACGGACTCGCTGTACTGCTCAAGGATAATCTCAATCTCACGAGTGGCGATCTTGTTGTATGTGCCACCTGCACACAGATAGACGCTCGGCGCTTCATTTAGAGCACCACCAATCAGTGCCAGCGAGTCAGCGAATTTTACGCACGCATGAGTGCCGACAGCGCCGACAGGGATCATTGCGCCCTCGATGCGCTGGAATGCAAACCCAGTGCCGCCGATGTTGTCGAACACTTCGATTGTGTAGCGATTCACGGCGCACAGTTCATTGCGCAGTTTGATCACGCGGATAACCGGGTCAGGATCCGCCTCGCTGCTACCGTATTTCAGGGGATTAATCGAGGTGGGGTCGTTCAATTCTGTCTGCACCAGATTGACGCCATCAGTAGTAATGAAATAGCCGTCAATCCACTCAACATCAAACGCAGCGCCTAAATCGGGGTCAGTTACTTGAACTACCGAACCGCCAAACAGGTAGTAAAGCCGACCACCAGACGCTATAGCTAACCGATCAAACGAATAGCGCATTGTTACCCAGCCACCAAGGCCAACATCACCGAGAACCGTTTTAAACCCACTAGGGGATACGCTCAGTAATTTTGTCCCCATGACGACATAGGCAACGCCGTTCCAATTGATGCCGCCGCGATAGGCTCCCGGTCCATTGTCGCCAAATGAAATGAGGCCATCAGCAGGACGCAGATAGCCAGCGCTGATTCCGTTCTGTGTTGGAACTGGGATCATGTTCACCGGATAGGACGTGCGATAACCCGCGTCTTCGCTGGCATAAATGCCCTTGATGATAGGAATTTGCATTACGGCGCTTCCTCGTCGTCAGTGCAGAACGTAATGGATGGGTCCACCACGCCAGCAGGCAAACATGGCGCAAAGTACGCCGGGGCCAGCCCGAAATAGCGGTTGCCCTGCCCGATTGGCAGATTGCGCGGCAGTTGCATTTGCGGGATTGGGCGCGGCACAAGCATCGACTCGTATGCCGACTTCGCAGCTTGGCGCGTCTCTGGCGATACGGTCTTTCCGAACAGTGGGGCAATGCGCATAGCGCCATTCGTCCGTACCGCTTCGTCATACAGGTCAACCATGCCGCTATCGTCGTCAGGATCGCTTACAGCAGGCGTGGTGGGGAACAGGTAGCCGGTATCAATGCCACGCGCCAGCCAGCTACGCAGCATTGACTCAATGCGCGATAGCCCGTCCTGAATCTCGTTTGGCGACAGGTCAAAATTGTAATAGGCGAGCGCCAACTCACCATAGGCCGCTTCGACAATTTGTCGTTTCGTAAATGACATTTTTCACCTCTACATAGAAAAAAAGGGAGCCGAAGCCCCCTTTCTTGTATCGCCCCGGCTTAGGTCTGGTTGGCGATGACGATGCCGGCCAGTTCGGGTTGCAGCACGGTCGTCGCGTATAGCGAGGTGAAACGGCAGGTGGTTTTTGCCGTCAGGTGGTTAAACGACCACGACATGATCAGCGGAACGCCGTTCTTGCTGGTTGCGGTAGCCACCTTGACACCCTGGTCGGTCGGGAACGCCAGCTTGCCCAGCGCCAGTTCGACAGCGCCGTCAACGAAGAAGGCGTTAACCGGCTTGGTTGCGGTGTTGAGGAACGTGATCACAGCGCCAGCGCCTGCACCTTGGGTGACGTTCTGGTACGGGCCGGTAGCGATGATGGCCGGGGTGATGACCAGCGATGCAGTACCGCCACCGCTGATGACGCGGAACGTTTGCAGTTGGCCGGTGTCATCCTTGGTGATGTTGTGGACGGCATTGACAGCAGTGCCAGCCGCGCCGATGGTGAACGAGTCGCCATTCTTGATGTTGGCGATGTTCGCGCCAGCAACCGAGAAGGTCATGCGACGGTTATCGGTCGGCAGATCGCCGGTCATGGCCGATGGCGTGAACGACTGCGCGCCGTTCGACGTGGTGCCGGTCACGGTGCCGACGCCCAGCAGGTTCGACACGTTGTCGGTGCGGAAGGTCTGGAAACCGGCGATGTCAGGCACACGCGAACGCTCGTAGGCGTCCAGGTTGGTTTTGCCCAGATAAGCGCGGTTGCCCAGATCCTTTGCCACGTCGCGGTAATCGAACGGGTTCATGAAGAACTTGCGCGCCGAACTCAGGTCCATGCCCTTCGACAGCAGAACGGCTTCGGCGGTAGCGCCATCGTCCCAGGTCAGCGCGCCGACCTTCTTGATCACGTTTGCGCCCTGCTTGGCAATGGTGTCGTACAGGTCGCTGTCGATCTTGGCGGCCAGTCGCATACCAGCAGCCTTGCCGGATTGCTTCATGTGCTCAGGGTCGCGCATTTCTTTGGCGTCCAGCGCGTACAGAATGTTTTCCGGCGAGCGGAACACGGTAGGAACCATGCGCTGAACGATGTCGGTCGGGGTAGCGGCGCTGATGTCAAGGCCGCTGACCGTCGCCATTTGGTAGTCCTGCGGACGGTAGAACACGTCGCCAGCACGTTGCATGCTGGTCGCGTCGGTGTTGAAGTGGCGCACTTCCTGCGAGAGAACGCAAGCGGCGTCGAAGCCTTCGATGTATTCCCCGAACATGATTTCGAGGTCTTTGGTAAGAACGTTTGCCATGATATTCCTTGTTTAATCCGGTTTTGGTTTGGCTGCGCGCTTGGCGTTGTAATAGGCGGTGTAATTGCCCGTTTTCTGCGCGTCTGCGTACAGTCGGTCAAGCCCTGACCCAGCGCCGGTCCCTGCTACCGATAACGGCGTGTCAGGTGGCGGCGCTTTGCGCACTGGCTTGGTGCTTGTGATGGCCGTTTCAGCGCGGCCAATCTCGATAGCGAATGCAATTGGGTCGGTGATCTTCGACAGCTTTTCCAGCCGATCAGGATTGTTTCCCAGTGCGTACACAAGTTTTGCGGGGATCGACGCTTTCAGCAACACGGCCTTTTGAACCGGGTTAAAACTTGCGTCAATCTCTGCTTCTGCTGCCTTGTAGCGCACTCGGTCAACCGGCAACGCATTGGCCTCGGAGTTGTAGCGGTCAACAATTGCTTGTTGTTCGCGCATCTGCTCCTGCTGCTCATTGGCTCGGCGCGATTCGATTGCATCACGCGCTTGCTTCTTTGCAACCCATGCGGTCACTGCTTCCTTGTGCGCCTCGGTGTCGTAATCGAAATCTTCGATACCGGGCATGGGGCCGAGTTCTGGAACACTTTCAGCGCTGGGCTTTGCCCGTTCCGCTTCAAGTGCCGCCAACTTTCGCTCTGCCTCTTTACGCTTGCGCTCCGATTCACGTTGCGCCTCACGAATCTGACGAATCGCGGGGGTTTCCTGCTCTGCTGCTGCGGTAGGGGATTCCGCGTCTGCGAAGCTGATTTCTTCAAGCTCGATGACTGCTGGCGCTTCGACTTCTGCCGCTGCCTCATCAACCTTGAGTTCCTCCGCTTCTTCGACTACTCCCTGTTCTTGCTGCTCGTCGCTCATTTGAACCCTTTCATACTCACCGAATTAATTGGATCGGCGGAATCCATGACCGCATGATAGGCATTATCTATCAGGAAATCAACTTCTATTGCATTTGACTTGATTCCACTGGTGGAGCCGCAGTCTGCGTGGCCTGCTGGTTACTCGTGAACTGGTCGAGCGCCTTCATGATCAACTCAAGCTTACTGTTGTCGATGCCAGATAGAGTCTCTGCGGTCTTCGCCTTGGTCAGTTCGGTGTCAGCCTGCGCTTTGAGCGCCAGTGCTTGCGCCTTCTGAGCCTCTGCCATCAAGAACTGCGCTTGCGGATCTGGCTGCTGATTGGCTTGCGCTTCCTTAAGCTCCTTCTTCTCTTGCTCGTTCGGAGTGATGACGCCCTGATTGACCAACTGCTTGCGCTGGTACTTGCGCAAATCTTCCAGCCCCTCGCCGTCCATGTTCATGATTGCCATGCCGGCCAGCAGCGATTGCTGTGCAGGGTCAGGCGTTGCCTGAATCAGGGCGGTGATGTTGGCAACGGTAGCATCGCGGCGCGTGGTAAAGCTTGGGCCGACATCGACAGCCACGTCATACTTGCCGCTGGTTAGATCGTTTTTCGTGAACACCGCGCCGGTTTCCTCATCGATGGCCGGAACCATGATATCGGCGCTTCCCTGGCTGCCATCGCGTGCCAGCGTGCGCACCTTACGCGGCGCAGTCTCGATTGCTTTGCGCATCGACAGCCACACGGTGCCGCATTGGCGCATGGATTTAGACATTGCGTCCATGTAGCCGAACACGCCCATATCCAAGCGGTTCTGCACTAGCTGGATGGCCTGCGCGCTGACGTTGGAGCTAACCTGCTGCGCTTGATCCTGGTTGCCGGTCACGTCCATCATGTCGCGGTTGGTGATGTCCAGCAGGGCGCTTACCGCTTGAGGAATCGTAGGCGGCTGCGTGTAGCCAATCGGGCCGCCCGGGACAAGTTGCCCATTGTCGTCCTTGATCATGTTGATCAGCAGGTACGGATTGCGCATAATATTGTCGTAGGCCCATGTATTCTCGTGACCCACCATCTGCTCAGGATGGAAGATCGGCTTAGGCATCTGACCCAACGCCGCCTGCTCAGCGATCACGCCCACCTGCATGTTGTAGAGCTGCTGTGCATCCTTGCCGTTCTTGACCAGCCCCCACACGCGCTCGACGCCATCAATTACACTGCGGTTGCCGTAGTAAGGAATCAGCGGAATGTACTCGCCAGCGATCACGCCGCAGTCTTCGATGATCTGCCCGCCATTGATGATGTACTTTCGCACTTGGCGCTTCTCGATCTTGCGTGACGATTCAAACGTGTAGCCAGTGACGCGCAGTTCTTCTGCACGCTCTGGCGTCAATTCGTCCTCAGTGACCTTGACGGTATCGCCAGCCAAGCCAGCGTAGCGCATGACCTTGATCTTGTGCTCCATGACGCGGTACACCTCGGCCACGTACACGAAGTTAGGCGTGCACCAATCGAAACCGCCAGTCAAAGGGCGCGGGAAGTCGGTCGCCGGATAATCAGGATACTCGCGCTTGTACGCCTCGGGCGTCATGCCGTAGATCAGGAAGCCCCATTTAGCGTCGGCCTTGTCAGCACGCCGAGCGCCCACGTTGAAGAACAAGGAGCTATCCGCGTCAGTGATCGGCAGGATCTTGATGCACTGGCGTTCGTTGTCCTCGTCCTCGTGGTCCTCGTACTCAGTGCACAGACGCCAGCCACCATAGCCGCCCTTGATGCCCTCTTGAATGGCGTTATCGTATGCCTCTTGCGCGCCGCTATCCTGCTCGTCGGCGCGGTACATATCGTCAAGCAAGTCGGCCATTTCGTCATCGGCCCCGCTTGTCTTGGGCCGGAAGTCAACCGTGATGCGGTTGTTGCGATACTCGTTATAGATGCGATCAACCGCCCGGGCGATCTTGTTCACCTCGGGACGCGGCCTGTTCTGGAACTGTTCGCCAAGCCAATCCTCCCACTGCGCACCTGGGACATCAACGAATCGGCGTGCGCGCTTTGCTTCCTCGCGCACCGTCCATGACACTTCATACGATGCGTTAAACTCCCGCATCATTTCAGCGTGCAAGTCCCCCTGATTGTCATTAGCCATTGCAGAACCTCGATTGATAGATTTTCGCTATGATACGCTGTTTCATCGGCGGTTGAAATAATTGACTGTAGGAATGATGGTGACTTTTGGCGGCGGCTTCATGCGGCCTAGTTTTTCCTCAGACTGGGCGAACTGCCGGAACGCGTCTGCGGCCTCCGAGTGGATATCGTGACGCGGCTGGCTACTCCATGCGCCAGCGGTTTCATTCCATGTCTTGCGATAGCCTGCCAAGTGATCAATGCCTTCCTTGCATCCAGCCTCGTCAAACCAGCATTCTCCGAACACGCTTCGCACCAATTGAATTCCGTGCGTCACTTCCGACACAACGGGGACAATCTCCCAGGTTCCAGCAATGCCCAACTTCTCAAGCATTTCTTTAGGGGATGCAAGGGAATTACCTTGCTGGCGTTTATGCGCTGCATCGTGCGGGAGATAGTGAGTCCCCCACAGATAGCCAAGCTCTTGCATCTTCTTGGTGTAGTAGCTGTAAGGCTCGCCCCATCCCTCAATGAATTTGACGAAGCGATGCGCCAGGCCAACCTTCTGGTGAAACCATATCGCCGTACCGTCGCTGTTGCCGATGTCCCAAAACGTGTTGACTGGCACTCCATCAGCGACAGGGACAAGCCCGACGCGGCCAGCCTTGCGCGCTGCCGCCAACTGCACCGCGTAGTAGGTTCCCTCTGTCGATACTTGAAATGCTTCTTTAGGCGTGCTTGGGTACTCTTGCCACATCTTCTCAGCATCACCGCCAAAGTCAGAATCTCGCGTGGCAACCCACCATGCGCGCTGACGCTCAGTTATGGTAGTACCTTCGCTTGACTCGATCTGGTCGAAGTATTCGTTATCCTTGTCGCTGAGTGGCGCAACAGGATCAACTTGATAGGCTGGCTCTTCCCACCAAGGGAAGAAGTGAAATCGGTAATCCCGCTGCGTCAGCTTTGCCTTTTGTTCCGACAATGCCTCTGCGCGCTGCGACATCTTGAAGAATTCGCCCTCGCGGCCCTCTGCCGTCGATTCGATGATGGCAATACCATCAAGCGGCACAGCTGGCAGGGAACCAGTCACAACCTCTTTGGCCTTGTCGGGAAACTTCGCTCCGATCTTGCCAAACTCCGATACGTGCAGCCGGTGAATGGTGCCGGATCGCATGGAGGTTGCAACGCGTATGCTGCTGTTGTTGTGCGCGAACAGGAGTTCAGACGCGCTATCACGTTTAAGCGGCATAGCCAAGCGTAGTTGCTCTGGCAGTCGCTCATAGGCCAGCTTCACCTTGTCGCGGAAGATGACCGCCGCCGCTTCCTTATCCTGCGCAATGATGCCGCACCGCTGGTCAGGATTGAACAAGGCGTGATCAAGCCACATGATGGCAATCAGAGTGGTAAAGCCAAGCTGTCGAGCCTTAAGGATAATATTCCGGTGCCACATGCGCTTAATGAAACGCTGCTGCGCCCGATTAGGCATGAACGGCACAACCGAGCCATCGCCCATGTCACTCTTGAGCATGATCTTGTACAGCGCGCCAGAACACACGCGCCACATAGGGTCAGCCAGGCATAGAGCGAGCTCTTTATCGTCCTTTGGCCGGAATGCTAGATCAATCATCCTGAGCTACAGGAAGCGACCCGCCATTGATCCCACTGATGAGCAACGCAATAGGATTTTGCGCATCACCCTGCAATTGAAGCGGAAGCAGCTTGGGATAAATGTTACCCCAAAACACGCGCTCATTGCTTGGATCCTCAAGCGCCCAGGCGGTTAGACGCTCAGCCCCACCTAGCGCCTCGGCTGCGGCTGCAATCGCCTCCTTGGCGCTCCTAGTGGTCTTGTTGGGGACTCCTTTTGGCCTGCCTGGGCCAGCGCCCGGCAAGTTTCCTGTGGTTTTTTTAACTGGATCAGTCATGATTTGCACTACCTATCTTGCCCTGCGGGAAGCACCGCGATAGGTGGATTCTATCACTATTCAGATTGCTATAGGCTATTGCGCTTTAGGATGCCGTTCCAGCCTGCGGTAATGATAGTTGCATTTGCTGTAACGTTGTACACTGGGAGGTCGAAGTCGGTCAGTTGCGCGACAGCGATTGGCGGGTCAAGCAGGTGGGCGTAGGGCTGGCCATCGCTGTTGCCGATTGGGAGAGGGTAGATTGCAGCGCCTGGGAGCGGCGGGGCGAAGTAGGTTTCAAAGCTGGCGTTGCGCCGAGTTAGGCCCGCTGCGCTGTCCACTACGAGTAGTAGGCTGGTAATCAGCAAAGTGGTGTTGACCGGGACGGTGTAGGCCGCTTGCCGTGCTACGCCCTTCCCTGCAAGAATTACGCAGCGAGTGGTTCCTGCCCCAGCATCTCGGATCAGAATGTTGACCGTGTTCTTGCGCCCGCTACCGGCTGTAATCACGCGTGCAGAGTTGATGCGGTAAAACGGAATTGCCAAGGGTACAGCCGTTGCGCCATTCAGGCTGACAGTCGTGCTGATGATGTTGCCGGTGAGGTCAAGGCCGCTTACCAAGACCTGCCATGCACCAGTGCCGGTTCCGTTGATGTCCTGCGTGCTGGTTGGCGCGACAATCTCAAGCGAGGTTAGACCAGTCATCCACGGATAAAGCCCAGTGCCGCCCCAGCAGCTAGCCGGGACAGCGTTGGTGTCGATGGATGGGTTGTAGCCAATGCCAAAGGCGCGGGACCATCCGTCAACCCTTCCTGCACTCACCATCAGCGGGAAGTCTATTTGCATTGGTTCGGGATAGGTCATTGCTGCCTCTATTTGGTTGCGGTGCCATGTTTTGCGGTATCGCAACTATAGCAGCAGTCTTGCGTTTAGTCATCATTAACAAAAAGCCCACCGGCTAGGGTGGGCTAGTTTGCTATTGCTTTGCTTGAATGCTACCTTTCGGCTTCAAGCGCGCTACGCTACCGATACCCATGCGCTGTGAGGTTGGAGGAACAGCCCGAAGGCTACCGCATCGGCTGCGGTGAGTTATATGTTGTGGCGGCTCGTTTCGTGAACCATCCGGCATATGAGCAAGTCGTCACTTGAGCTATGCACCCTCTGTCTTCGGAGCGTTAGCCCCACCACACGACTGCTGACTGACACTGGCCAGTGTGCTACCGACTTGCATGGCACCTTTTAGGAAGCTGCAAGTAACTCGCTACCAATCAGCATGCGTGTGGTCACTCTTACGTGAGTGAGCCGTGAAACTGGTGCAGGGCGAGGATTTGAACCTCCCAACGGGTTATTAATCCGCTGCTTTCATTGAGCTAACCCCGCTTTGAAACTGGTTGCGGATAGTTGGATTCGAACCAACGTTCTTCGGCTTATGAGGCCGACGAGATAGACCGCTTCTCCATACCGCAATTGATCTTGGACCGCGTTACAGCCGGTCCCTGCTGGAGCCTCGCATAAGCAGCGTTTATTCGGCGCTGCGCCCTCGTTAAAGGGATTTGCAAAGGCGCTAACCCTTTGCGGCTCGGTATTGCGTGCCGGTTACGATTATCCGGCGCATGTCTTGGTGCTGATAGTGTCTCCGATTGGGGAGCGTAGCCCATGCCGACTTCTTTACTACTGCTGCTCTTGTGCTGCCCTGCCGCTCTCTCCCTCTTGCCGTAGCGCCTGGGATACCGTCAGTGGCTGCGAATTCAGGCTTTCATTCTACCTAAATCAAGCGCGAAAGCAATGGTCTAGCGGCCTTGTGTTGTTTTTTTGGGTGGGAAGCCAAGTTCACGCTTGGCGCGGTCGTGTTCTTCGGCGGTCATACTTCCTCACGTGTCTTGAGGAATTCGTAACCTTCCTCAATGGTTTCATGCATGATGAATTGGTAAAGCGGGTCCATGCCGTTTTTTTTCAAGCCATCCAAAAGGAATTTGTATTTCATGGCTAGAATGTGGTCTTTTTCGATTTGCTCCACAGCATCGTCGCACACCTGCGAAGGCAACACAATGCGCCTTACTCCGTCATCACCAGTGATTACGCTCAATGTAGTCATTGCTTGGGGAGTTAGGTTTAAAGAAAACGCAGGGAACAAATCTTTCGACATCTGGTGAAGCTTTTTGCATAGAATTTTCCTGCTCATTCTACTTCTCCTTTCCTATTCCCAAACTTTCATTGCCGCGACCACCTCAGCACTAAGCATCATTGATTCGATGTAGAAGGGCTTGGGCGGCTTCCTTGCCTCTATTTCGACAAGCTCCTGAATGATTGCCTCTGCCTCGTCGTGCGCGGCCTTATGAATCAGCGACAACTCGTAGTTAAGCAGAGCCTCGCGGTCATTCATGATTTCCCACGGTGGAGGAGCGGTCCACCAGCGCCAAACTCTAGGCTGCGCGCTCATTCTGTCACCTTGATAGGCTCTTGGGAGAGGCCGCGCCAAAATATGCAATTTTGATTGGCCGATTTTTGACTTGCCCTGAAGCAGGCGCCATCAATGGTTATTTTTTTATGCCAAACGTTTGACCAACTTTCACCATCCCACCACCGACGTGCATCGTCACTTCTAAGAAACGTTGCATTCCACTCCCCCACCATAGGAGGCGGTCCGCTTTGCCAGTCTGTCAGTGGTATCAGGCTGTTGTATTCGTCCGCTGCCGATTGGTACGACATCACGCGCATCGTGGCCGGCGTGCAGCCAGGAAGGTAGCAGTACGCGATGTAAAGGAAGTTTTCTTCCTCGTGGAACTTGCCGTCGAAGTCGATCACGACATGCTTGAGGCCGAAGTGTTGCCGCAGCTTCTCGGCGTGTTCAGCCATGCCCCAATCAGGGCGACCGTGGACGATGATTGACTTAGCCATTGCGCACCTCCGCAGCAGCAAGGGCGCGCAAGGCAATGCTGTAGGCTATGCCATCGTCCACAATCATGACATCGGCCAAAGCCTTCACAAGCGCATCATGCGCCTCATAGCGCCGCTTGAGTTCGGCAACTGGGATGCCGTCGATGTACCATTCCATGGTGTTTTGGTCCTCTGTGAATACGTGGGAAGTCATTTTGCACGCTCCGCAAGCCAATTTTTGCCTGTGACTGCGTGCGATACTGCTTGCCTACTAACCCCATAGAAGCCTGCAATATCAACAAGCGCGAAGCCTGATTCATGCAGAAGGATCGCTGCTTGAACAAGTTTTGCTGTTAATATGGCATTGCCGTTTGACTCTCCCAGTGGTAAGCGGGTTTCTTTCCTATGGCATTTAACGCAGATCCACTCAACATCAAGCGGCTTCGAGTAGTCGTGATGATGACCATGAAGAAGCGTTCTACCATCGCGGCCCTTGCGCGCCGGCTCGGAGCATCGGTTACATTTTGATGGGGCGATAAGAAGCCCTTTGTGCTTTGCGGCGCGCACCGCATCGTATGCGGCTTTTTGCTGAGGCGTCATGACTTAATCCTTTCCGCAAGCATTGCATCGGCAAGAGAGTATGCATCTTCGGCCATGGACTGAACCGTGCATTCTTCATCTTCCCAGTCGCAACTGGAAACAATTGAGGGAAGCGCCTTTGCCGCGAAGTAGTCGCGCAGTGTCATGCCTTGGTACCGTTCATTGGTTCCCATTTCAGGCACGGGAAACGCCGCGCCGCCTGTTGGTTTGTTCATTATTCTCTCCGAGGTTAGATTAGCGGCTCTTGACCGCTTGCAACAATGCTACACGGTTGCGCATCATAAATCAATAGGTGTTGTTTATTTCGCGAACTGTGTTGCGTTTCTTAAATTTCCGTGGCATAGTTCTTACATCAACAACGCAGGTCGGCAAGTGCCGGCCAATACTTAGGAGAGAGAAATGGGAACACGCAGCATCACACTGGTAAAGACATCGAAAGGTGTAAATCTGCTTAACATGTACCGTCAATTTGATGGCTACTTGGATGGGCATGGTCGCGATCTTTTCGAGCTTCTTGACGGCATGAAAATCGTCAATGGCATGACCGGCAGGAATACGAAGCAAGCCAATGGCGCAGGTTGCTTGGCGGCGCAAATCGTTTCCAACTTTAAAAAGGAAGCTGGCGGAATCTACATCTATCCAATAGATTCTGGTGATTGTGGCCAAGACTATACTTATTGCATCACCGTTACCGAAGAAAGCAATTGGACCGATCCACGGATTGCTGGCGATATCCATATCTCTGTAAATAGCTATGGTGAAGAAATTTTCTCGGGAAGCGTCAAGGAATTTGGCGAAAAGATCGACTCTGGCGAAGGTGACGAGGAATGAACCGCATCCCCACCCACCGCCCGTTCTGGTCCACTGTCCCTGCCCGCGTGTTTGCTCTGATCGTTGTTGCTGTAGTTGCTGGCGCGCTGGCGGGCTGTAGCAAAGGCGGCGTGCTTGAGCCACAGTACGGTTACGACCAGTGCTTGCGCCGCGAGATTTTGAAAGAATGCATGGTAGCGCTTCCAGCTGGGCCAGTATCGACTAAATACAATGACTGGGACGAGGTGGTGGCTGAATGCGGTACGCAAGCGAGTCGGCTAGCGTGGCGCAACTTGGACACCGTAAAAGCAGAGTGCCAATAACCCGCTGGTCCTTACCAGCATCAGAAAGGAAGAAGATGAACAAACAATTTACCCCTGGCCCTTGGGAAGTAGACGGCCACAGTATCAATGCTGAAAATGGCAGCGCATGCAATATAGCTATTTGCGATCACGCCTATGTTCCGCGTGGCTGGAGCGGAAGCGATCGCACTACAAACAAGCATATGCTGGCAAATGCCGTTTTGGTGGCCGCATCACCGGAACTGCTTGAGTCATTAAGCGATTTATTGGCAATGTGCGAGCGCCAAGAAGATTTCAATGATGACGGCGATGGGCAAATGTTCGACCGTGCCCGCGCCGCCATCGCCAAAGCAACGGGCGCGGCATGAGCGCCCCGCTCTGCACCGTTTGCCTGGATACGGGCAGCAAGTCGCAGGACTTGTATTCGGAGCTTGATTGCACGGCGTGTAATGCCGCTATTGAGCGCGTGGCGTTGATGCGCTCCCTTAAAGGCAAGGAAGACTCGCGGAATGTCTGCGCTTTGACTTGGCGCGCCTACCAGCTTGGCAAGGCTGCTGCTGCCGCAAAACTCGATGTTTCCATGCTAATCGATATGCTGGCCATCCAAGAAGCGTGCGGCCTACACACCGACGAATACGCGCCGGGTTCTGTCATAGAGTACATCAAGGAACTGGAAGCGGACAGCGGTTCTGCTGCCCCTGTGGTGCCTGTAGCAGCACAGCCAGTAGTGCCGGAAGGCTGGCAGTTGGTGCCGGTTGAGCCTACTCAAAATATGTGCCTAGCAGCACGAGGCGTACCAGACCCATTAAAGCCATATCCGCCGCATTTTCATCTGATTTGGGACGCCATGCTTGCCGCCGCCCCACAGCCCGCCGCCTCCGTGACTGATGTGGCGAAAGATGCAGTAGCCTACGCCATCTTCAAGGTCATGAAGACGGGCAATATGATCGACAAAGATTGGCACGAGGATGTGATTTTGGGCCTTGATAATGAGTTCCGAAACCAGATCAACCAAGCGGCTAAAGACGCTATCGACGCTGCTATCGCGGCGCAACAAGGAGAAAAGACGAAATGAGCAATCTTGAAAACCTCGGGCAGCAATGGGTAGATGAAATCATCGATGACCTGAAAAAGCGCTGCAAGCGTGTGTCGGTATCGCTGGATAGCCTGGAAAAGCCGGGTCACTATGCTGATGCACACAAACAGGCCATCGAAGTGCTAGACCGCGCAATTTCCGCAGCCCTCGCCACCCCACCAGTCGCCAGTGGTGCGCTGCCTGAATTGCCAGAATTGCCGACACATGCCGTTCTTTATACTCAAAACGGCTATCGCAGAGCATCTGTAAAGTCGCATGCTGGCGAACCACTAACGTTAGTTAGTGCTGCGGCTATCCAGATGCGCGCCTACGGCCAAGCCTGCGCCGCTGCTGCCGCGTCTAATGCCGCGCTGGTGGAATCACTTACCGCACTGCTGCGCCTGATCGATGAATTCGGCATCAAGTCGGGCGTGTGCTGTTGCGGCGATGATATGGAGCGCCACGACAATCCGATGGACTGCGGACATTCGCCCGTTGACTCTGGCGAGTACTACAGCGAGTCGGCTATTGAAGCAGCCCGCGCTGCCCTTGCACAAGCTGGGGAGGTGGCGAAGTGAAGATCACCGAAAGCCGCAACAAGCGCGAGGGGCATTTTGCCGGTAAGCATCCATACCGCTATGGCCGCTCACACCGAGAACGCTTCCAACTGCGCTATGCCTGCTATCGAGCTGATTGGGCCGCCGATGAAGCCCACGACTGGGAATGCTACTGGTGGTCGCTATGACCTGTAACGCCCCCACCGCCAAGACGTAAAAAAAGCCCGCGATGTTTGCGGGCTTTTCTTTATGCGAAGATGGCAATTTAGGCTAGCACGAAGCGGACAGCCAGAACGTTGGTGCTGTTCGCCGTGTTGTCGTGGGTAACTACAACCTTGTTAGCGGACGTCAGGCCGGTGGTGAAGGCGTAGGTTCCGATAGTCTGCCAGTCGCCGCAAGTGTTGGCGGTGTAACTCTCATTGATCACCACTGCGGTTTGATCCGCGCCGCTGGCGGTGGTAACGACACTGACACTGCCCCGAACTGGTACCGAAGAATTGTCAATGTACTTCAACTCGACACGGTAGTTGCCAGCCACAGAGATGTTAGGCGTGAGCGTTACCGTGTTGGTGCCGCTGGTAAGCGCGCAGGTTGCCGCGCTCGCAGTGCCATATGGCTGATTGGCTAAGGTGGTCAGCGAGTAGCCAGAACGCACCACAGTATGACCTCCGCCCCCGCCACTATTCCAACTGGTACCGTCTGCGGAAATCACGATAGCGCCGGTCTTGTTGTTCCCGAACAGTGGCGATTTCGCCGCGATCATGGTCGCGTAGTTAACGTCCTGTACAGCGATGTTGTTTTCTACCGCTGCGCAGGCCACCAATGCTGCAACCTCGGACATCACGCCCATGATCGGCTCGACTCGAATGGCGTTGTACGCCGCATTGGTCATGTTGCCGCCCCACGTCACTATGAGGTTGCGCGCCTGTGCCTTTTTAGGGAACAGAACCTTCATGCTGATACGTGACATCGTGGTGGATTGAGTCATCGACAACGGGGTGTGGCCCTCCTGCCAAACTTTGCCCGCATTGTCGTAATACTGGCGGATATGCGCATCGTAGGCGTACATGGAGAACGCGACAGGATCCGAGACCGTGTTTAGGGCCGAAATATCGCCAGCCGTGACAGGGGACAAATCCCCGAGCGCCCGGATATTTGACCGTGGATATGGTCGCGGCGGCAATCCGCCAGTGGCCAGGTAGTCGTCCGAACAGAAACCATAGGTCGCGGTATCGGCGCGCAGAGCAGCCGGCACGCTACTGTCGTTTTTGAGGAAATAGATCAGACCCAGCGTGTATTGCTTGATCGTTTCCTCAATCGAAGCTCGTGTTGCACGCCACGCGGCCAAGTCGGATTGTGGCTTAGAGTAGGCGGACGACAGATCGACATCAGGGAAGTCCAGCGAAATGAACCCGCTGGTATTTGCATCGCTCTTTGCTGTCGAGGTCGTGCTGTTGATGAAGCCAAAGGTCGTTTGCAGATTAAAATATTGAACCAATTGCGACAACCCGGTCCCGTTGGTCTGGAACCAGCGGCGATGCAATTCGTAGTCGGCCAAGCGCGGCCATGTCGCATAAGTGCCAGTCGAATCCGAGGGCGCAGGGATAGCCACCTTCTGCCCCGCCTGCTGCGTAATGCTGAGTCGGAAGCCCATCGCCTGCACTTTGTCAGCAATGGCACTGCCAGCAGCCTGTGCAGCGGTGGACGGTTGCACATACTTGATCAGGCCGGACCCGGAATTACCTGGAGTGACGTATGGGTCAATGTTGTTGGCTGGCTGACCGCCAGCGGTGTACCAGCCTGCACCGTACGCTGATTCCCCGTAGGTAGCTGCCGCTTCGGCTCCAAGCGTGTAGTCAGCACCAGATGCGGCCAGAATCTCCGATATATAGCTGCAATCCATGAAAACTTTTGCTGCCACGGTACCGACACCATTAAACGTGGCTGACACCACCTCCCCGCCGGACATCAACACGCCGGTGAGATAGGCATTCGGCGTATAGGTGACGCCGTACTTTGTCATCATCGCCTGAATCTCGGCCAACGTCCCCTTGCTTTCAGATGAATACGATTGATTGCGGAACATGGCTTGCTGGTTTTTGCTGTAGCGAGTCGCCAGCCGCTCAAACAACTCATTGGTCAAGGTGTCCTTTGGAATGGCCGCTCGGGTGTAATTTGGATAGCTGAACGCGTCGGTCAACTGAATGCCGGAGGTCATCATCCCGCCCAAATCGTCGCGTTCGCTTAGAAGCATGTAGGACAGCCCAGCCTGTTTTGCCTTGATGGCCGCTACGACACCCTGCCATGTGGCACCATAGATCAGCACGTCAACGCTTTCGGTCTCCTCCGGCGTCACATAGTTGGACATCTGGACAATACCCACCGTGCCAGCCGCGTCAACATTCTGGCGAAAAATTACAGCGCCAGGAATGAGTGTATGTCCATTCGGCACAACGCCGCCAGGAGCAGCCGCAAGCACGCCGGTTGAGGTGTTGAAGGCAACACCATCACCAACCCGCGCAGTCGTTGACAGCGTGGCATAGACGCCCGTTGATAGTGACGTGGCGAAAGTTGGCGTGTCGTTCGGGATATTCAGTACCGGCCCAGTTGGAAGATTGCCATCATAGGGCTGCGTGTTTTTGTTCGACAAGATGCCAGCAAAGACGCCTGTGCCACCGGCTATCGCATTGGTCGTACTGCCATTTTGGAACGTGAGAGCAACGCCCGGGACATTGAGCGCTGCATTTGAGGTCTTGAGGATGACGGGCTTAACGACCATCGGCCCGAAGAAAGGAAAATCTCCCGGATACCCTGGCAAGGGCCACTGCCTTGTGGAAAGTTGGTTTAGCATTGCTAACCTCGATTCAATATTGTGTTGGGGATATGTAAAATCCGACAATCTAAATTTTACCGTTGTTTGTCGTGCTGCACGTAAATTAGGCAAAAAAAAAGCCGCCGCGATTGCTCAGCGGGCGGCTTAAAGGCTGCGGAATCAACCTAGGAGATAGCGCATCATACTATGCAATCAAGGTCGAGACAAAACTTTTTGCGCATGATTGCAGGCAAACTCATAAGTGCCACGTTCGATGCGCGGTAGATGGTTTAGATACAAACCAATCATACGACGTATCACGGTGTATTCACCAGTTGTCAAATCAAGATCAATCGTGTCCCTCATGCTGGCCTTGAACAAGGCCTCATAGCCCTTAAGACATAGCTTGTAGAAAGCTTGGTCCCGCATTTGGCTGCCGATTGCCGCCGCCATGATTGTATGCTTTGTCAGGAAATTGGCAAGCGATGGTGGGCAACGGTTGCGCTTGGCGGCATCAAGCGCAATCAAAACTCTCAATTGAATTTCCGACACGTCTTCTGGCTTGATCTTTTCCTTCGCAGCCAGGACTTCAAGGTAATTATGCGCTCCGACAAGGCGTGACGATTTGGTAGCCATTAGCCAATGCTCCGAATCGAGTTGCGCTCGGCCTTGAGGCGTGCGTACAGTTCGCGGCGATGGTTGTCCACCTTGAGCGGTGCTGCCAATTTGACCTCTTGAGCCATCCGGCGCTCGGCGTTGATCTGCGCTTCGGTTGGAATATAAAAGCCAATCGAGCGCTTGTTGCGGTGTGGCGCGTGGCGAATCTTGCCGCTTGCCGCCATTTCATTCATCAACGCCAGAATGGACGACTCACCAACAGCGAACCGTTTAGCAAGCGCACTGACAAGAACCACATCACCACCCTTGCTGCGCATCCAGGCCATGATTTTGTCTTCGTAAGATGTTTCGGTTTTCATTTTTTGTTTCTCCTTAAATTTTTGCGTTTTGATTCTTTGCTGCTTTTAACTAAATCCGCGCCGCTGCCTGCTCGGCGCTTGCTCGGGGGCCTTCGCTTGCCAACGGTAGCTCAAGTCCTCAAAACTGGTGTAAGCGCCGTTGTATTTCATGCCGATAACACCCGGCGAACCCTGCCGCTGCTTTACTGCTGCAATCTCTGCAATGTCATCCTCTCCTTCGGAACGGTTCTCCTTGTTGTAGATCGAGTCCCGATAGAGAAAGATGATGTTTGCGGCGTCTTGCTCAATTGAGCCTGATTGCGCAAGGTCAGACATGATTGGCCGCTTGTCCGCACGTTCCTCGCACTTCCGATTCAGTTGCGCGAGCAGGATTACCGCGATGTCTAAGTTCTTGGCAATCTCAATGATGCCCCGCGTGTACTGGCCGATTCGCTGCCACTCTTGGTCTGCATCGCCACCAGTCAAGAAACTAAGCTGGTCAATCACGAGAAGATCAAGGCCGGTCTTGCGTTTTATTTTCCGGGCCTTGGCGCGCAGTTCCATCATGTTCATGCCCGCTTGTTCGTCAATCCACAACTTCATGCCATGCGCTTTCTGTGTGGCGAACGAGAGCATGTCCCAGTAGCGCGTATCATCCTTTCCATCCTTGGGAGCCTTTAGCCATGCAAGCGGGATTTTTCCGATTGCCGACATATTGCGGTCGTTGATCTGCTTTGCCGCCATTTCCATCGAGAGGATGGCCGACACGCCACCGTCTGCGGCCACGTTGCGCGCAATCCCCAAACCCCAAGCTGTCTTGCCCATACCCGGCCGGCCAGCTACAACCGTCAACGTTCCGCGCTCTAAGCCGCCACCAAGCAATTCGTCAAGGTGGACATGCCCAGTGGAAATAGGTTTGTGAATACCATCCATGCGCTCCTGAATCATGGTCAGGTAATCAACCATCGTTTCACCGATCAAGCGCGGCTCGTACTGCGTCTTGCGCTCGGTCAGCGCCTCAAGCTTGGATGCCACCAGATCAACGCAGGACGCCGAATCCGTGTGCGAGGCGGCAAGATCCTGAGCCTCAAGCGCAATCGTCACCAGCGCCCGTTTATCGGCCTTCTCGCGGACAATCGTGGCGTGCTTCCCAATGTTGACCGCCGACACCGCCGACACGCGAAGCTTTGCGCAATACTGCAAGCATTCCTCTACCTTGTCGTTCAAGGTTTCCATAAGCGTGATAGGGTCAACGCGAATTCCCTTTGCAATCTGGCGCTGAATCTCCCCGAAAATCAACTGGTGGTCATGGCGGTAAAAGTGCTTTGCTTCCAGATCGGGGCAGCGGTCAATCGCGTCGTTGTCCACCATGAGCGCACCCAATACGGCTTGCTCGGCCCGAATTGATACTGTGTGGTCTTCATGTTCTGTCATGCTGCCTCCCTGTGATATTTATTTTCCAACGTTGAAGCAAAGCCAGAGGGCGACATCAGGAAATCAATGTCTGCAATGAATGGTGGCTTACCGGGGAGTGCCTTTGCTTTCCCCGTAAGAAATGGAGACTCGTTGCAAACCTCAAAAAACTGCTTCCATGCTGCCAAACCTTCCGCCACCGTGTTGTAGCCAAATGGTTCAACGGTCATCTTAGACGCCTCGCGCCATCTTGCGGCAATCGTCTTCTTCCTTGCGTCGTTCAAAACCTTCACCTGTGGATTCATGGGCATTGCAGCATGGTACGAATCGACAATGTGACCAACAGGGCATTTGAGTTGAGTTTCTGGTTGGTCGCCAAACAGGCCATCTTCGGACGGCTTTTCGTCCGAGGTGGCAGAGGCGTAAGCCTCTTCTTCCTTTCCTTTCCCTTCCCTTCCCTTCCTTCCTTCCCTTCCTTCCGCTTTCACGCGTGGTAACGCCTCTTTCACGCGTCGTTCTAAAACGCTGTCTGCTTCCCTATTGTTGATAACTTGGTGAGTTTTGAAGCTTGGGATGCTTGCCAACTCTTTGCCATCTTCGCAAGTAAAGATCACAACAAGGCCAGCCTTTACCAATTCAGAAGCTATGTCCTCAACGTCAACATCGTCACCAGGAAGGTAGCGAAACTTGAGCGTCTTTGGACTCCAATTCAGCAATCCTTCTCTGTCGGACTCACACCACAAAGCGATGTAAAAGAGGCGTGCAAGTGGCGTCAACTCAAGAATGTCGGCGCTGGTAAAGAACTCGGGCTTAATGGTGCGGATGCGTGCCATGTTCTAGACTCCACATTTTTCTGCAATGCGGCGCATCGCTACTTGGTATTCGTGAGAAGTTGCGCTTGGATGGGCCAAAATCCACTCACGCTTCATTTGCTCATACTGCTGATAGTTACTCATTTGATCGCCCATAAAAAAAAGCTTCACCTGCTGTCTCCCAATTTCTCGGGTTGGCCGAACGGGTCACGAACCCGCCAGACAGCATGTGAAGCTTCCGTGTTGTTGTTGCCGGCCAAGGCAACCTCTATTGTAGGACTATTCCTATTTTGCCGCAATTAAACTTGCTCACGCTCCACTGACTCAGGGAAACTCTTAGCAGGACGTGGCTTAGAAACCACAACGGTAAGAGGCAAGGCCCATGCTGCGAGGCGCTGCTTGCGTTTTTCGCGCTTTTCAATGCGCTTCAAGTAGCGAGATTGATATCGTCGGTCGTCGCGCTCTTTCTGAGTGAGCGGCACGAGTTCGCATTTCTGGTCAATGCCGGGACCAGCCTCAAGGCTCTGCGTGAATTTGCCCACGCCGTTATGCCACTCGCGGACGTGACCGCCAACATGCAGCCAGTTCGCTTTATGCAGCTTCTCAACGATGTTTTGCACCGCGCCCTTAGTCATGCCTGTCTTTTCCCGAATCTCTCGCCTGGTGGCCGGTAAAGAGCGCAGGATGGCTTCTACGCTATCCACCTTACGCCCCAAAAGCGCCTGCAACGCGCCAGATGACAGCGGCCCAAATCAGGATGCAGATGCCAATCGCATTGACGAAAGGCCAGTTGATACGTTTAGCAAGCTTGAACATGATAGATCCTATTGAAAATGGTAACGATGAGTTCGACTTGGCGCAGCGTCAGGTGGTACGGCTTGAGGCCGTGGCAGGACTTCGTGTGTGCTACATGGACCGCCTCGCGCTCCCACGAGGCCATGCCGGTGCGCTCGTTACTCAAAGCGCGGACCATTTGGCTAACTGTAACTGTGCTCATGTCGAACCCCTCAGAAAGTTAAATTGCCTGATGGAATACTAGCTCAAATCGAGCCTTTTTCAATGATTTGCGCCAGTGGCATGCTTTTGATGCAGGCACGCAGGTCTTTGATGGGCATTGGGTGCGGCATAGCGAGCAGGATAAGCACGTTGTCGCGGATAAGCTTGGCAACGTGCATGTCGCGCTTGCTCACGCCAGATTTTTTTTCGATGGCTTTGGCCGTTACCTTCTTGCCGCCTTGGCCTTCCTTCAACTCCGCAATTACCGCGCCAGTCTTGCTACCGTGCTTTTTAAGCAGGCGCGCTGCCTGAGTGCCGGAAATGTCGCCTGCTTCGATGTGCGCTTTTACATCGGTGTTGGACTCGGCCAGCGAAAGGCACATGCGGATATGTGCGACCTTATAGCCAACGCGATCAGCGATCTTTTGCTCGGACCAGTTCAGCCTCAGCAGCTTTTGGTATTGGCGGCCTTGCTCCAGCGGGTCAATGCCGTGGCCGGCAGCGCTGGTGATCAGGTGTGCAATGGCGTCCGCATCATCACCCCGGAATTGAATGGCCGACAGGTGCTCGATTTGCACGCCTTCGGCAACCAACTCTTTTGCCGCGATCAGGCGGTGCTCGCCATCAACCATGATGATACGGCCCACGTCAACGCGGACGAAGATTGGTGGGATGATCGCGCCGTTTTGCATGGAGGTCTTGAACGAATCGACTTTCTCACGCGAGATAGGGCGGTTGAATCCTGGCTCCACTTCCACCAAGTGCGGCGCGACTTTGAAGGCGGTTTCCTTGCCGATTTCTTCGCCGTGGATTTTCTTTTCTGCGGCTACTTTGAGGGATACGAACTTTTCCATTTATTTCTCCTTGTGGTTTGCGCTGCTGATGTAAGAACTATAGCACCACGATTTACGAAACGCAATCTAATTATGGAAACAAATTGCACAGCTGTAAAAAAGCCCGCTCAATGGCGGGCTTCGGTTAGTCTATGGTGAGCTGGCGCTCGTCTATGGGGATGGGAACGTAGATGAAACCAGAGTCGCAGTCCGGCAAATCTGCGCGCATTGCAACCGCTGCCGCCTGATGGCACACAGAGGCGCGCTGACCGTCAAATAAGCAAGACCGGCATGACTTTGCTACCTTCACAGTAAAGCGCATATCAGCAGGGTTGATAGGCTCGTCGCGGCCTATTAGGTCTCCAAGGAAGGTCATGTTCATGGCATCAATTAGCCCGGCCCTTGGTAGCCACGCTTAACCGGAGACCATATTGGTTTATGACATGTAGGACAAGGAATTTCATAGACATCACCGTCACGCTGATCGCTATGAAATTTAGCTTCGTAAGGCATAAACTCAATTTGAGTTCGGCAATACGTGCATGTGCCATATTGAGGTTTGGTTGCTGGGTCGGTTCCTTGGTGAATAATTTTCATGCCATACTCCTTTTAAGGTCGCGCACGCGGCGCTGATAAAGTTTTTTGAGTTCCCGTAGCCCATCATGCGTCCACTTCACAATCGCCTGGTTGGATTCCAGCGCCTCTACGCGCTCGATTCCGATTCGCTTAATTAACCCGCCGCGATAGTCCAGATGACCCCATGTATTACAGTCCTTCAATCCTAAATGCACGTTATCCTCGTTATACCGAAGATGGTCGGCACTTCCACGAGAACGCCAATGGCACGCATCGTAAGCCCCGCCAAGCTTCGCCAATGCTGCCGCCGTAGCGAACTTGCCGCAGCAGATGCAAGGCTTACCAGCGTCACGCAAACGAATGTAGAGGTTAAACACTTTTTGCACTTCCTCTTTCAACTGAGGAATGCTTTTCATGGCCTCGCGCTTTACTTTATCTTGCGCTCTTTCTTGGCGCAGCGCTTTGGCCTTCTGCTTTGCTGCCACAGCCACGCCATGCACTGCCGCACACTCAGGACCACAAGCGACGTGCATCATGTTGCGCTGCGTAAACAACGTACGGCACACCTTGCATTTGCGCTTGCGCGGCCCTGGCGCTGGCTTTGGTACTTTCTCAATCCCCATTGACCGCATAGGTGCCTTACGGGTCATCGGTGCTTTTTGCTTGAGGGTCATTGGCTTAGAATTCTCCATGCTGTTGCTGCCACTCTTGAAACTTGGCCGTTGCCAATGGCTTTAAGTCGGTCTGCCCGATAGGCCATCCCATTAGCCACTCTACCCATTCCGGGTTCAGTTGGCCACCGTCCGAAGCCATAACCGCGTGGTCGATTCTGTCGTTTGCTCGACTCTTCCCCGTCTTGCGTGTCAGCGCTGCCGGGGACGATCCTTTGCTCGCGCTCGCGCACGGCGTCGGCCAACTGCGTACTGCCACTTGTTCTGGAAGAGATAGGGAAAATCCCCGCTCCATTGTTTTCATCGCATTCATATAAGGATTCCCTCTGGCTTTCTTGTCCATGCTCGCCGTTGGAGTCGCCCACGTTTTCTCCGCAACTGCCCAGCCCAATTTGTTCGGCTTCTCCCGTCCATCCCCCGAGCATGTCACTGCTACGTTGTTGGAAATTTGAGACGCATTGGGCGTTGGCCACAATCCAAATTCTTTCCCGAAGGTGTGGAGCGTCGGTATCGGCCGCAGAAATGACGCCCCATTCCGCATCGAACCCCATCGCGGCCAAGTCTCCAAGTACGACTCCGAGTCCCCGAGAAGTGAGCATTGGGCTGTTTTCCACAAAGACGTATCGAGGTCGAACTTCGCGAATGATCCTTGCCATTTCGCACCAGAGTCCGCTTCGCGCTCCGTCAAGTCCCGCTCCTTTGCCGGCTGCGCTAATGTCCTGGCAGGGGAACCCGCCCGAAACCACGTCAACAAGGCCTCGCCATGGCTTTCCGTCAAAGGTACACACGTCATCCCAAACCGGGAAAGGCGCGAGTGTTCCGTCGTTTTGTCGGGCCAGTAGTACTGATCTGGCGTAGGCGTTGTACTCGACTGCGCAGACTGTTCGCCATCCGAGCAAGTGGCCTCCGAGGATTCCGCCGCCAGCTCCTGCGAACAAAGCGAGTTCTCGTAAGCCTTCATCATTGCGTTGCTGATTGTCCACGCCATTCATTTGCCCTCCTGGCAAGACTTACACGCATACGAAATCCTCCGGCCATCCTGAGCCACCTTGCGCCTGCCGGTGATTGATTTACCCTTCTTGCAGATTGAGCAAAGAAAGGTCGAGCTTGGCGAGTTCGCCATTCGCTTTGTGCTGTCGCGGTAAGCCGCTTCTTTGTTCCATTCAACCAGCATTGGGTGCTCCTTCCAGGGTGTCGCAGGCGTCGAGGTAGGACCGGATACGGGCCGAAAGGTCCAGCGCATCAGCCGGCAGCCTGTGATCCAAGCCAAGCGCCTTCATGTCAGCTACTGCTTCATCGTCATGCTTCAACTGCTCGCGCAGCAGCGCACGGGCAGCGGTGATTTCGGACGATGCAGAGTGGAAAGCCAGAAGCAAATTGGTATGCTGCTTTTCCATTTCCACACGAGTAAAATTCATATCGACAAGCTTTTTGGCAAGGATTTCGATGTCTTTGGCAAAGGTAGCTGCGCGCTCTTCGTGCTTGTGTGCCGCTTCCATGCAGCCGATGCCAGTCCAGCCCATATCAAGCGTTTTTTGGTCGATTTTTTCCAGCGCGTTCCAGCACGCAGCGAGGCGTCGGGCGTTTGGCTTGAGAATATCGAAAGCAATATCGTCATCTGCTTCCGTGAGCAAAAATGCTCTACACTCAAAATCTTTGACGACTAATCGCCCCTTGGTATGCTCGCTCATGCCTCCTCCGAATGCTTTACAGCCGCGTCAAACGCATCCATGATGTCGTCGCTGATGTACCCGCAGCCGTCAATAAGTTCAACATCACCATTCGGTGCTGTCCATTCCACGCAGCCAGCGCCATTTTCCATGTGCAGGCGGATTTCGTAACCCTCGGGAAGTTCGCCGCAAACTTTAGTGATTGCATCCCAAATTGGGCCTTTACGTTCTTCGCTCATTTTTGCTCCTGCTGCGCCTTGATGCGCTTGTATGCTTCGATGGTCATTACTTGGCCTGGTTCGAGGTCAGTCATGCTTGCCCCCAGCAATCAACTCGCGCATTTTCTTGATGCTGATGCCGGTGGCGTTGTGAATGTGCATCAAGAACAGGTCGCCGGGTTCGCGCTTACCACGGCGAATCAGGCTCACGTAAGGCAGTGAAACACCAGCCTTGCGCGCCATGTCTGCGTCATTCTTTGCGCGCAGCTTGTCGCGCAGATAGTCGAACAGCTTGCCAGACTTGTCGTTAGGTCGGTCCTTTGCGCGGGCATGCGTTCGCGGCAATGGCTGCGCATCACCGATGAGCTGGCTTTGCGTTTCAAACGGCGTGCCTGTAGTCTCAAAGATTTTGAGGCGAACCGCAGCCGACACGCCGAACCAGCCATTACGAATGCGGCTGATCGTAGTGAATGCAACGCCGATCTTTGCCGACAGGTCGCGGCCATCTTGCGCGCCGGTCAGTTCGGCAAGATAGTCCAGCAGCTTGCCAGATGCATCGTAGGGAAATTTGTTCTCAGGGTTTTGCATATGCCTTCCTTGTGTTGTTTGGGTACTGCAACAATTATGCGCCAATAGGTGTTGCGCGTCAAATGTATTTATTTTGCGAACTCTGTTGCGCTGGTGTTTTTTGTATGGCATAGTTCGTTCATCAACAAGGAGGAAACAACATGATCGGAACAGCATTAGAGGTTGACGACCTCTCAGTATCAGTAAGCATCAACGGCATGACGGAAGTCACGCTTTCGCAGGTTAGGCCAGCAGTGATTACGGTCATGGTTGAGGGCGATGCAGTACAGTTGGCATACGCTGATGAAGGCTTGGAGTTGGTGAGCGTCGGCGGAAGCATTACGCTGTCATATGCCCCAGCGATGGAAATCACAAGCATCTGCGACCGCAAAGCACTGAGCAAGAAGCTGCGCGCTCGGCAGGATGACAACGATGCGATGGCGCTGCACACTCGGGGGCTTTGATGCGTAAAAACAACAGCACTATCCAATCAGCACCAATCCGCGCTAAACTAGAAACATGGCGCAACGATGAAACAAGAGCCGAATACATGGCGCGGACTGGTAGTGAAGGTCTCGGCGGTCAGGTACCTTTCTTACTTGCCTGCATGATCCTTGGTGGTTGGGTCGTGTGGCTCGCGGTCGAAGTTGCAACGTCATAAGCTGTACGGTCAATGGTGTAACACCGTGCATAGCCTGACTGGCTTAACCAGTCGCCACACATCATCGGCAGCACGGAAGGACGTGCGCTCTTTGGTCGGAGTTCTGTGTAATCGCAAGCTGGTAGCAAAGTGGGTTCGATTCCCATAGCGATGACCATGCACAGATAGATGGAATCAAGCCCAGCCCGATGATGTGTGGTGAATGCGCAGCTGATGCGCTTGCTTGTCAACCAGGGTTCCAAACGCTGGGTAGTAAGGATGGGATAAGGCGGATAAGGCCCCCAATGCTGAGGATCAGAACCAGCCGCCACACGCCAGCATGTACGGCGCACATGCCCAAGACTCGATTGGTCAGAACGAGGGATGTAGCGAAGCCTTTCGCTCATACGGCGATGCCGCCTAAAAGCAAATGGGGTGAGAATCCCCTCCCTACATTTGCTAGGTTACATTGTTCTGTGGTATCGTACGCTTAATGGTGTGAGAGCCAAAGTATGATTACAGGGTACAGGCCGCATTGGCTTGGGTTCTGAGAAACGCAGTCTGCCCGGATTGTAATTTCTCTCTCACCAGAACCCAGACCAATGCGGCTTTTTTGCGTCTGGCGTACTCCATACGATAGCAAGTGCAAACCTCGGCAGCGTGGAATAACAGAGGAGTGGTAGCGCAAAGCATCGCGCAAGGTGCAACTCCTACAATCCACCGGCTGGCGTGAACACTGTAGCCGAGGGCGTATCGTTTAGTCGATAGCTGACAGTGATCCTGTTTATCAGGGATGGCGTCCATTCTCTCTCTTGCCCTCTGTGGGGTTAGGGGGCGTTTGGATGGAATATAGAAAATACACTAGGAGAAAACAATGAGTCATGCACTAACCCTTATCACTGGCGACATCAACGCCACCAAAGATGAGTTTCAAACGCTGCTTGCTGACCGCTCGATTAAGTTTGAGCAAGAGGCTGGCTTTGCAATTCAAGTGCTGGGCAACAACGATTACGCGCTCAAGATCGCTACTGGCAACCGTCAATCAGTCATCAACGCGGTGAAGAACATCGCGGCTATCGGCATCAGCCTGAACCCAGCCAAGAAGCAGGCCTATCTGGTGCCGCGTAGTGCGGGTCGTGACAAGCCGCCTGCCATCTGCCTGGATATCAGCTACATGGGCCTGATGGATCTTGCAATGGCCACAGGATCGATCAAATGGGCGCAGGCCGAGATTGTTAGAGAAACTGATGGATTTGCACGCGGTCGCTTCGATCAGCCTCCCAGCCACACGTTTAATCCATTTTCCAAGGATCGTGGCGCAATCGTCGGCGTGTACGTGGTGGTCAAGACTGCTGACGGCGACTATCTCACGCATACCATGGCCTATGAAGATGTATTGGCCATCCGTAATCGATCCGAGTCATGGAAAGCATACGTTGCTGGAAAAACCAAATCAGGTGGCCCATGGCAAAGCGATGAGATGGAGATGATCAAGAAAACCTGCGTCAAGCAAGCCTATAAATACTGGCCCAAGACTGAGCGCTTGGAAAATGCAATTCACCACCTCAACACGGAAGGCGGTGAAGGACTGGCCGACATCAACGAAAGGCCGAGCGCACTGGATCCAGCGCCGCTGATCGCTGCCGCATTACAGACCTCTACTGACGCCGAAGCACTGGCGTTCTGGCGCGAACACAACGCCTCGCTGATTGGCGACCCAGCAGCCCATAAGCGCCTCAAGGATGCTATTGCCGGCCATCGTGCGCGCATGGTTGAAGCGCTCAAGCAGCCGGAAGTTATTGAGCAGCAAATGCCCGAAGTGTCCGACGAAGAAAAAGACTTGCAACGAGGTGCACAATGAGGTTCCTTGAGTGCCTGCAAGGCAGCAGTGAGTGGCTGCAAGCGCGGAGTGGCCTCATTACCGCCTCCTGCTATGCAGATGCTATTAGCACCATTGGCGGCTTGGATGAGCGCCAGCAGAAATATGTCGATCTTGTGCTGGCTGGCATCGCCGAAAAGGAAGCAGTGTCGCAAGCTGGATACAAGGCCGCGCCAACATCGGATGCGGTGAAGCGCGCATTGCGTGGCGAATTGACCGTTGAACCATCCGACACGGCAAAGCGGTATGCCGCCGACTTGGCTTTTGAGCGAATCAATGGCGCACCGTTTCAAGAGCCAGCAAAAGCATGGGTTCTTGAACGTGGTCACGAAATGGAAGCGCTGGCGCGTATGCACTACGAGGCACGCACCCAGGCATTCGTTACTGAATCCGGCCTATGCGTCGATGACGATGGCGTATTCGCGTACAGTTCTGATGGCTTGGTTGATGGTGATGGGCTGATTGAAGTTAAGGCTCCAATTGACAGCATCAAGATCATGGCAATGTGGCGCACTGGCGACGTGAGCGAGTACATTCACCAGATTCAAGGCGGCATGTGGCTGACAGGTCGCAAGTGGTGCGACTTCCTCATGTACGCGCCAATGCTGGCCAGTGTCGGCAAGGATTTGTATGTGAAGCGGATCCATCGTGACGAGGAATTTATAGACAAGATGGCGGTGCAGCTTGCGGCTTTTGAAGCGCTTGTAAAGAGCTACGAAGCCACCTTGCGCGCATGATAAGAAGCCACGCCCAGAACCGCGCCATGCACGCGCTGCTGGGCGACTTCGCACGCTCTTGGTCACACGAGGGCGTGCGCCTTACTGCCGCAGAGTGGAAGGCCATTCATTGCACTCTATTTGCCTGCTTCCTTGCCGAGTGCGAGGGGCAGGCAATCCCAATTCCACACGGCCCCGAATCCACCTCTCAAATGGATTCGTCGCGTATGAACAACATGCTTGAGTACCTGCAATGGATCGGCGCGGAGATTGGAGTTATTTTCTCGGAATAGATTGCGTTTTTTAAATCTGCGTGGCATAGTTCTTTCATGGCTGCGCGATGTGCCCGGCAAAAAAAAGGAGAGTAAATATGGCAAGTTATACCCGATGGAACGGACGCACCGAGTTTTCTAAGTTGCTTGGCCTCACCTTGGCGGCTGTCGTTGTCAACGAAGCACAAGATGAAATCCGCTTTACTACCGATCAAGGCCAAGTCTACCTGATGTATCACGAACAGGATTGCTGCGAAGGCGTCAGCATTGAGTCCATCGTGGGCGACCTGCAAGACCTGATCGGCAACCCCATCTTGAAAGCAGATGAGGTTACAAGTTGTGATGCTCAACCGGGTCAGGAAGTCAGCGAGTACGACGACAGCTTTACCTGGACTTTCTACAAGCTGGCAACCATCAAGGGTTATGTGGATATCCGCTGGTTTGGTAGCAGCAATGGATACTACAGCGAGAGCGTAGATTTTATGCTGGAAAGCGATAATACCTGACGCTTCAAGCATGGCCCATACCCCACCACCAAACCCAGCAGAGATAGAGTACAAGCACGCCCGAGCCTTGATGAATGTGCAGGAGCTTGGCTTGCCAGTGCTCTATCAGGGCCAAAACGAGTTCATACAGGAATTCCACCGCGTAGACAAGGAAGTCGGCAGCGGCCTTCAAACCTACGTGTACTTGCGCGGAAATCCTGACCTCATACCAGCAGCAGAAATCACAATTAAGGAGCAGCCGAAATGAAAGTATTCCAGATTCGCCAAGATGACCGATTCGCTTGGTACGAGACTGACCAAGAGCAAATGGAACGCATGGTCAACGTTTGCGGCTGGCAAGGGCGCGTTCTTGAGTTAGCAAGCGCTGCTACAGCAGACGCCGTATCGGTCACAGCATCAGAGTTGTCGTGCGTGATTAACTGGCTGGAAGGTGGGCGCGATCCAAAGGAAGCGGCAAAGGAATTGCGCCTGTATTGTGAACGCGCTTGGACTGGCGCGCAGCAGGGCGGCGGGGATCCGCTTTCGTTTGTCACCAACAAAAATACAATGGAGAAAATTCTTTGGGATTTTATCGAGGTCGCGGCGAGTTTTCCAGAAGTCGCCACAGCGCCCCAATTGTGGGAGCATTTGCTGGTGTACGCACCAAACGAGATTAAAAATCGCCTAGGGATAGTGCGGGCGCAACATGGCGGCGGGGAGTTGCCGCAGGATGAGACAGCAGCATTTGAAGCGTGGGCCGTGACTGATTTTGGCAACTGGGAACCGGATCAATCTACTTTTGTAAAATGGCCTGATGGAACCTATAAGCAACGACAATTGCAAGTTGAGCGGGACGCATTTGCCGCTGGCGCTAGATTCGCCCAGCGCGCCGCCCCGGCTGACGATTTGCCGCCGCTGACTATGAGCGTGTACGGTACGCGCACCGAGATTGAGCTTGAGCGCAAACGGCGTGCGGACCTCGCCCAGCGCGCCGCCAGCGTACCGGCGCAGTCAGGTTTCAAATGGCCCAATGGCTGCGACAGGACTATCCCCGCAGCACTTCGCTATCTGGCACAAAACCCACGCCCTTCAGGTGGCGAGGATCACTACAACGGTATGCACTTGATGCAACTTGCCGACGAAATGGAGCGCGCCGCAAAGAACGCCGCCAGCGTGCAGGGCGGCCTAGATTGGCTAGGCAGGGCATTAGAACTGGAAGCGCAGGCTAAGAAAGTTGAATCAAAAAGCGCCCGTCGCGCAATGGAAGCAGGTGCGCATAGTTTGCGCTTGATGGGGAAAAAGCAGCCGGATATCGGGCGCGATGCCGCACTGCTCTCGGCCATCCGCAACGGCGTGCCACTGGAAGAACCTGTATCCGTGGCGAAGGCCATGATGGCTCAAGTAAAGGCTCGTGTTTCGTCAAGCAACGGCACAGAACTGATTGAGGCTGTTTTTCTCTCGAATATTCAGGTATTGCCTTGGACGCATACTCAAGGGACTGCTACCGCCTACGCAAACGGCTTCAATCGCGGCGTGGAGTGGCTGCGGTCTTCGATCATCGAATACGCGGACAAACTGCCCACCCAGGCCGCGCCAGAGGTCGCCAGCGTACCGGATGCAGTGCCGCAGTGGCGCAAGCGCGGTACTTGCCAGTGGTATGACGGCCACCCGGACAACGAGGACGGCGGCGGCCCGTACGAAACCCGCACGCTCTACACGCGCCCGCAGCCAGCGCTTGCCGTGCTGAGCGATGATGAAGCTACCGATTCGGCGCGACTGGATTGGCTGGAGTCGCAAGACCACCTACATGCATTGCGCTGGTCAAATAGCGATGGTCAGTGGTTTGGCATCTACGACAGGGAACGCAATATACGTGGGACCGGCGTTACACTTCGTCTTGCCATTGATGCCGCTCGCGCCGTGCTGGCCGCTGCCGGGAAAGGCTCACAATGAACCGGCCCGATTACGTAAAATGCGTACATAACGGAGATACCGGCTATTCGTACTGCGGTCGTCGTCTTTCGGGTTATGAATGGGCGTTCCTTGACCTTGCTCATGCGATTGGGAACGCAGAAAATCGCGGCTACTTGGTAGCCTGCCCCGGATGCATGGCCGCTGCCGTAAAGGGCAGCTAACCTGCCAGCAGTAAAACAGTAACCGTAGCCGCTCCGGTCGAGCGGCATCATTGAAAGGAAAATATGGAAAACAACAATATTCGCGGCGATTTCAGCGATGCACTGATTTCGTTAAAAAATGGATTTCGCTTGCAACGTTCCGGCTGGAATGGCAAAGGCCTGTTTATTTACCTGGTGCCAGAAAATTCCTACCCAGTCCAGACGCCTGCTGCGAAATCTTATTTCGGAGCGGATGCAATGGTTCCGTACAACGCCTATATCGCTATCAAGGGCGCAGATGAAACGGTAAGCACCTGGGTACCGAGCATCGGTGATGTACTGGCAGATGACTGGGAAATCGTCAACGACGTTATGCTGTAACCTGCCAGCAGTAAAGCAAAAGCCCGGCTACGAACCGGGCTTTTTTTACGCCACCTTCTTTATCTTTTCTACCGTTCGCAGTCCGCCAAGGCCCAGCATCCCTAGAAGGATCGTGCTCATTTCGGTGAAGTCAAATTCTGGAAGCGTGATAGGGTGCCCTGCCATCGCCATCAGGACGACCGCCATAGGGCCGCCAACGAATTTAAACGCGAAGGCCGCGCCACAGGTCCAGCCGATGAATGGACGCCACCCAGCGACGAATATGCTGTTGCTTGCGGCCTCGATCTTGTTCACTTCCAACTGCCCAGACGCCAGTTGTAAATCGGCGTTGAGTTGCGCGAGTTCGCCATTCTGCGCCATCTGCATCAGCTTGAGTTTCGCATCGGCTGCTTCGGCCGGGTTCGGGAAAAACTTGTCCAGCAAGTTGCCGATCAATGGGATAAGAGCAGGCCACATCATTTCACCTCAACACGGTTAGCCATCCAGCCAAAGAAAAAATCTTCGTTGGCCTCTCGGGCCTCGGTGATTTCCAGGTAGCGCACGGCTTGCAGCGCATTGAGGCCGCGCAGTAGCACTGTAGCGCCCATCTCACCGCGCTTCTTGAGTAGCGCCGCCAGCGCCGCCAGTGTAGCCGGACCAACCTGCCCATCAACTACCAGATCCGGCCACGCCGCACCGCGCTGGTTGAGCGCATTCAGCAGGCGTTGCAGCCATGGGCCGGGAACGGCTGGCCCCATGTTGACAGCGGTGTCGATCAGTTCTTCGGCCAGTGCCGCGTGCATGGCGATGACCGGCTCGAACCCGGGCTGCTTGATGTAGGTTCGGGTATAGACCGCGACGGCAAATTCACGCGGCAGGTCGCGCATGTCGCCAGCGTAGCCAGAAGCCCGCGCCACGGCCTCGGTGATGCCGTACATGGTCTTGCCGCCCTTGTCCGCTGCGTGGTCGCTGTAGCCGCCCTCGCGCGTGATCAGGTCATCGATGATTTTCATGGATCACTCCTTGAGGCTCTCGCCGTTGGCTAGCATACGCTCGTAGATTTTGTTTTTGGTCACGTTGCACTTGAGAGCGTAAATGCCAATGCCGCAGCCTATGGCGAGCGACACGATGCCCAAAATAGTTTGCAGAGAACTCAGCAAAGAAGCGACTCCCATCGCATTAAGGGAGACCGCTACCGCCCCCGCTACTTTCGGGTTGCTCGCGGCTGCTTCCAGCACGTTGCTTACGGTTTCGTCTTTCATTGATGCGCCTTTTCAGGATTAGGCTACGC